TTCAGGAACGCGTCGATGTCGCCACTGAAATAGATGACCTCGCCGAGATGCGTCGGTGACGAAAACTTATCGAGAACCTTCGTCTTCCAGCCAGCCCGGCTATCGTCGATCTCCCAGCGCCACATGCCATCCAGGCCGCGCGCCCAACCCGTCTCGCGCCAGATTTTCTCTTCCGTCGCGCCGTTCGCTTCCATGATCCGCGCGTTTTGCAGCGTGTGCAGCGGCGCGCCGATCGCCTGCACGCCACCGAAATGCGTGTAGGGATCGGCTTGTTCACGATAGCGCTCGCGGAACTTCGCAGGACGCACCGGCCATTGCTCGCCGACCGCGCCGACCAGCACGTAATCGCCGGCAAAGCCTTTTTTTACGCCCTCAAGCGTCTGCATTTCCCGATCCGCGTCGAGCACGTAATAACCAACCGGCACATCAGAACGCTTGCGAAACTGGCCCGGCTCAACCTCTTCGTAAGTCGCCTCAAAGATGTCGCGACGCACCGGCCATTGGTCGCCAGCGGCGTTCGTGACCAACACATCGCGGCCCGCCTTCACTTGCAGCTCGTCAATAACTGCATCCTCAGTCGCTTCGGCAGCGCTCACCGTCGTCGCGTCCGCTCGCGGAAACGCCGTGCGAATCCGGTTGCGCGGCGTCTCGTTGACCGGAATGTCAGCGCCCAACGCATCGAGACGCGCAAGCACCGTGTCACGCACCGCGCGTGTGGTCTGACCCTCGAACGGCCCGCGAATGTCGAAGCCGATGCGCTCCATCATCGCTAGCGGGCTTTCGCCGTTGCGACGCGCCATCGTGACGATGTTGGCGGCCAGGAGCCGCGCCTTCGTTTCAGTCGCTTGCGGCGTGAACTCACCGACATCGATCATGTCACGCAAGCGATCGAAAACTTGATCGGCCTCCTGCTGCGCGTTGAGCGTATCGGTGTAGAGCCGCCGCGCCTCGTTCGTAGCGCGCTCCAGATCGACGCCCAGCGTCATGCGCGCCGTGACCTCTGCCGGCGTCATCTGCCCCGCGCCGAGCCGAACATGCTCACGCAAAGCCGCGTCCGCTGGCGTGCCGACAATCTGGCTTGCGTATGTGCCGGCCGGGATCGCGACCTCGCCGCCGGATTCGATAGCTTGCTCAAGCGCGCGGCGGCCGACGCCCGTCAGCCGTTCCGCGACCTCGTAGGGATCCTGGTCCTGGTCCTGAAAGAACGCGACGAAACGATCGGCGTCGACGCGAAATTCTTCCAGCGGCCCGCCGCGCGTCAGTGCGTTGACGGCCTCCGCATAGCGTCCAGGCGAGCGCGTGCGCAACCGCGACGCAGCCGCCGCATCGCCGAGCGCGGCGAACATTTCGCCCTGCGCCTGCATGCGTTGAACGTCGGCAATGTCCACGCCGAGCCCGGGCGACGCGATCGCGCCGCCAAGCCCGGCGCCCACGATCGAACCCACCGCGAAGCTCTGAAACAGGCGATCGGCGATTTCATCCGGCGTGGCCTGCTCGAACTCCCCGCCCTGCTCCGCCTGCGCCATCAGCCCGAACCCGATCGTGACGCTTTCCTGCGTTAGCTCCTCGAAGCCCTCCGAGGCGCCAGCGCCCAAAACAGCGCCGCCGTAACGCCCAAGCGCGGCACGGTAGCCCGCGCGGCGCAACGCATCGCGCACTTCGCCCGTTGCGAGGCGCGCAACAAGACGATCCGCGCCCGTCGCTTTGCCAAGAAAGCCAGTACCGATAAGCTCAATGAGTGCGTTAGCTTCGCCGACGCGCCGCGCAGCACGCCCCGCAATGGCCGGATCGAGCGGGCGGCCCTCGCGGTCCGTCATGCCGAGATATTCTTGATAGGCGCCGCCGGCTTCCTGCTCGTAGCCAAAGCCGATCATGCCGCGCACGAAGCCGCCCGCGCCCGACACCGCCGCGCCGACGCCAGCTATGGGGGCGAGCGCGCCGGCCTCCGTCGCGCTGCGCAGGTTCAGCGGGCGCGGTTCGTCGCCATAGACCTCACGCAACGACGCCGACACGTCGCGTGCGCTTCGACGGAACGCCGCATCAAACGACGCCGGAATCTGGGGAAGCTGCGAAACGACTTGGCCGTAAAAATCGAGCGGGCGTTCGCGTGTCGCCTCGAACTCAAGCGCCTTGAGCCGGCCGCGCTCCGCCTCACCAAACGCCGCATCGGTATCGTAAGCGCGCCACGTCTGAAGATTGGACCGGTTGAACAGCCGGCGCATCTCAGTGTCACGTTCACCGCGGCGCAAAGCCTCGCGCGTGTCTGTTAGAAGCGTGCCGTCCGCCGTCCGCCGGAGAAGATCAGCCGTCGCGCCTGAAAACGCCGCAAACGGCGCCGCCATCGGATTGGCGACCATGAAGGGCGCGACCAGCGCTGACATGCTTTCCCACGCGCGCAGCGGGCGCACATCGTCACGCGCCACGGCCGCGTTGCGCGGTTCGGCTAGGTAGGCGCGCAGGCGCGGCGACGCGGCCAGGTCCGATAGGTCGCGCTCGATCTGGGGCGCGTCACGCAGCAACGGCACGGCCTCAGCCGATGCCGCCTGCACGCCCGTCATGGCTTCCGCGCGCTGCCCCGCAAGCGCTGTGTCGGGATTGACCGCATTCGGCCCAAGCAGGTTCTGCCGCGCCCGCGCGCCCTCGCGCTCGGCCTGCACTTCGTCCCAGAGCGTATTGATGTCCGCCATCTACTCGCCAGCCGTGTCGCGCGCGTACATTTCTTCGATCTGCTCGTTCGTTGGCGGCTCGTCGTGCGTCGCGGCCCACACCCGCATGAGGCGGCGCACTTCCCATTCCGGTATTTGGGAATAACGAACGCGAACGCCCGGAACGGCGTTGTCGCCAGAGCCCAGCATGCGGTTTTCAAAGACACGGCGCGTCTGGCGGCCCATGCCCAGCACGCCGCCGGTCGACGCTTCCAGCAGCGCCGTGCGCGCGATTTCATCGATCTCGCTGGCGTTCGGCCGACGCGCGTTCTCAGCCACGAAGCGCCGCGCCGCGCCCATCATGTACGTCTCAAATTGACCGCGCGTCTCGCGCGTGCGTTCGGCTTGCCCTGTGACGGCGATGCCGCTGCGCTCCGCAAGCGGGCGGGCGATGGCGATGATGTCGTTATAAACCCGTGTCGTAAGTAGCTCGCCGCTCTCGCTGTTTGGCGCCTCGCCGCGCAGATATTGCTGATGATCGCGCACACGGCGGCGATCATCAGGGTTCATGCGCGGCATGTATTCGTTGAGATCGGCGCGCGCGAACCCGGCTCGATCCTCTTCCGCCGCTGCGATCAAGCTATCAGCGACGTACTCAGATTCTTCGTTCGGAATACCGCCGCCGCCGCCTGCCGTGCGTTGACGTGCATAGGTGCGCAGCGAATCCATCTGCCCGGCGCGCGTCAGCACGTCACGCACGCCCGCGCTCAAGCCATCGAGACGGCCGCCGCCTTCAATGTGCATCAACGCCGTTTCCATCGCGTTGCGCACGCTGTCTTGCCGCGTGCGCTCGCTTTGCGAGAAACGCGCCTCGATGCGGTCCGTCGCCAGATCGCGCAACTCAACGTCGTCAATGTCCCGCGCCATTTCGAGCGCCACGCCAAGGCTGCCGCCGCTTTCAGCCCAGATGCGATCTTCCTCAGCTTGCGCCCGCGCCCGCATGCCGCGTGTGCGCTCGAACTCAAGGTGTGCGTTTTGCGCCCGCGCGATCATCGTTGCGCCGTCGTCTTCGCCGATGATGCCGCGCTGCACGGCGGACCGCACTTGTGTCTGGATGACCTCAAGCGCCAACGCCCGCGCCTCCGGCGTGGCGTTCGGGTCTTGCACCGTTTGCTCAGCGGTGTTCGCGTTCGTGATTAGACCGGCGCGACCGTTCTCGATCTGGCGCTCGCGCGCCATCGTGCGCACCGCCGTTTGACTGGCATAGGTGCGCTCCGCCGTGCGCTGTTCCCAGATGCGCCGCGCGCGCGGGCTTGAAAGCGATTCGGCGTTGCGTTGCGTGATCTCGCTCGACCGTTCCGCAAAGCGCGGCTCGTAGGTTTGCCAGTTAGGATCGGCGCGCAATTCTTCCGTCAGCGCGTCGATGTCTTTGCGCTGGCGCATCTCCGCCGCGGCGACTTCGTTCTCGATTTGCTGGTTGCTGGCCCGCCGCGCGACCTCGCTCGCCGCATCGGCCACGGCTCCAAACGCGCGCGCGGTCGCCGCGCCTTCCGCCGCAACCGGCATGGCGCGTTGAAAGGGCACGTTCGCCACACGGCGCGCAACGCCGGGCGAAACCGTGCGGACCTCTGCGGGGCCTGGAATCGTGACCATCAGCCGGTGCGCACCAGATTGGCGGAGGCGCGCGCGACATCAGACACGGTCGGCATGCCCTGCCCAAGCGAGCGCCGAGTTGGCGTACTCGTGCGTGCGCCCGAGCCGTACCGATCGCGCCAGCTTGACGCGCCCTCCAGCACCTGCCCGAGCGCCATGACGCGTGACGCCTTCGTCGCATCGCGCGCCGTGATCTGGCCTTGCCGATAGCCGAAATCGCCGCGCTGCTTGGCGAGCCGGCCTTCGTAGCCGCGCAATTCGCCTTCATATTCCGTCTGCCGCGCATCGTCCTCGCCGGTCGCGCGGATCATCAATTCGTTCAGCGTGAGATCGCGCAGCGTGTCGCGCTTGATCTGCATGGCCGTGGCGTCGTCGCTCGCGAATCCGGTATTGGCGAGAGCGACGCGCTGCCCGGACATCAGCCGCGACCCTTCGGTGCGGTACTGCTCCATTTCCTGCTGCGTCGCGACGCGCCTGGAGCGCGCCACCATGCGCGCCTGCGCCGCTTCCGAGAGTGCAGCGCGATAGGCTGCGTCGCCTTCAGCTTGGGCTTGCACGCCCTCCGCAAGCGCCTGGTTCGCCGCCGAACGCCCCTGATCGAGCGTCGACTTCGCCTTGAGGGCCGTCGCCGCCACCGCCATTGTCGCTGTGACCGGGTCGAAGCCCATACACCCAAACCTCGCCGTCAGCCTGCCGAAACCCGAGCCGCGTCATCCACGCACGCGCACGCGGGGCGCTTTCATCTAGCCAAGCGAAAATGACCGGCTCGACGGACGCCACCGCCTCTAGCGTGCTAAGGGCGAGCCTATGAATGCGCGCGGAACGCCGATCCGCGCGGAACGACGGCGTCGCATCGAACACCGCCCACGGCTGCCCTTGCTCCCACCGAACGCCGCCAATCGCCACCAGCCGCCCATACGCGTTGCGATAGGCGAAGCCGACAAACGGCTGCGCTTGTAGCTGCTCATCGGTGCGATCGATCGCGCCCCACTCACGCACATGGCGCCATGTCAGCGGCTCAAGCGTCAGTTCGCCCAGCATTACTCAACGACGTCGACGTTCGGCACGATCGCAAGCACCGTCGCCGGCCCCGGCTTATCCATCACGATGCAAAGCCGCGCGTCCTTCAGCGTTGCCCCGTCACTAGGGAGCGCAGTTTCGTCGCTAACTGCCTCAACCGGAGAATCCATGACCATTTCATCGACGTACTCCCCAAGCTGATAATCCACGTTCACAAAGTCGCGGCCGTATCCGACCATGCCAATCGGCGTTTCGAGCAGGATCACCCCCACGTCGCCGAGCTTCTTGTCCTGCGTCAGCGCCGTGCCGCGGCGCGCGCCATAGGCCAGCTTGGCGCTCTTCCACTTGCCGACATAGTTGATGCCGACAATCGCCTTCGTGACTTCGTAGCCAAGCGTGATTTCACCGCCCTGCACTTCGCAATCGTCGTGCACGCGGCCGTTCGCCCAGACCGACACCGTCATGCCTTCGAGATGATCGAGCCCGTCGATCGTGTCGCTCGCCGAGCCCTCCCACACCACGGCGCATTGCAGGCGCACCGCGTCGCGCGTCTCGACGAAATTCTGCGGCGCGAACTTCTCACGGAAGCGCTTCGTGACACCGTCGATCACGCGCTGCACGATAACCATGACCGTGTCTTCCGGCACCCCCGGAATGACGCACACGCTCTCAAAGCCGCCGCCGGTCGGCTCCGTGTAGCGCGCCCAGCCATAGACCTGCTCATCGGGCCGGTACGTCAGGATCGCAAGTTCGCCGTCCTCGCGCACGGCATAGATGCGTGGATCTGGCTCTTCCTGGTAAGCGATCTCGATAAAGCCCGCGTTGCTTCCACGCCCGCCAATCCATTTGTGCAGCGCCGTCAGGTCATCGAGCTTGTATTTGTCGCCTTCCGGGTAGGACTGATAAAGCCGCGCCTTGGCGCGCGCGATGAAGATGACGCGATCATCGACGACACATGGCTGCGCGTTGGCGACGCCTTTGTTTTTGCCCCCGCGCAGGTTGATGTTCGTCGGCGTGATCGCCTCCCCAAGCGCCGAGGAGCGCACTTCAAGCGTTTCGCCAGACGTGCCGATCATCACGCGATCCGCCGTCTCCATCCATCGCGTTGTATTCGAGCGCCCCGTCGCCATGCGCCGGTTGATCGCGCCATCGTCATTGCTGCTCAGCAGGAAGCTCTCAAAGTCATCCGGCTCGCTCGACCAATAACGATCGTTCGCCGCGAGCTGGTGACGTCCATCGTTGAGTGTGCCCGCCGCCGGCCAGTAATCCGCGTCGTTCCATGAGCCAAGCGCCCAGAGCGTCGTCGCCGTTGTCGCGCCGAAAAACTGACCGTCGAAAACCTCGACGCCGACGCTTGTCGGCGATGCGTAGGTAATGATCTCAGCACGGCCGGTCGTTTCACCCAGCGAATAGGAAAGCGTCGCGACAGCCGTGCCGCTTACCCAGCCCGAGGAATTGACGCGGTAGTAAATGATCTGATCATCTAGCGCGTCGTTTTCGTTGGTCGATCCGGCCGCCGTGTAAGTCTGATATGTCGCCCAGTCCGTCTCGTTTCCAATCGAACGCTCGAGCAGCACGTTCCCCGTGAACGTGCCCGAGATGTCCAGCACGAACGCGCGATTGGCGCCTGCGCCGACAACGCGGATCGTGTCGGACGTTTGGCTGTTGCCCGTGATCGATCGCGTCTCGACTTGCCCGGAATGCGTTAGTTCAACAATGCGGCCGACATCGGTTGACGCGAACGTATCCGCGCTCGCCGACAGCGTGGCCGGGCCAGACGTTTGGCTTGGCGTCAACGTGGTGTTCGTTGTGTTGACCGGCTCAAATGGGCCGTTCACAGGGCGGAAAAGGCGCAGGCTCCAATCGTAATTTGAATAACGCTCAAGCACGCGCGTTCTGTAGTCGGGATGGTAGAGCCAATAAACGTTGTTCGATTGCCGGTAGCGCAGCGACCGAAGCTCATCGTCGCCCCACGGTGTCGGTATCGTGAGATCGCCCGGCGCCTGGCGCACCGGATCGGACATGGTCGCATTGCCCGTCTCGGCGAGCGTCGCCTGAATGTAGTACGTGCCCGCGCCGGGCGTGACAGTGATGACGTGCGCGCCCGGATAGCACACACGCTCAGCCATGATATTCGCGTTTGACGTTGTCGTGCCCACCTGCACCTTGATCGGACGGCGCTCCACCGTGAACGTGAATGTCGCCGCTGCACTTGGGGCCGCCGTCGTGACTTGCCAGCGCGCCTTAGCTTCGCCCAACGAAGACGCAAAACCCATATAGGCGCCGCCATCGAGCGTCGTCGACGAACCCGTTGACCCGTTGTCGACGGGGCTGCCTACGGTCGCCGCCGCGCCCTCGATCTGGATCGTGCCGCCGTCAAGATCGACGCGAATAATGTTGTCGGAAAGCTCAAGCGTGAGCGTGTCGTCGGCGTTGTAAATGAAGGGGCGCACGATCGCGACGCCGCTGCCCGGCGTTTCGTCGCACACGATCGTGCCGGGCGCTTTGATCATGCCGCCTGTCAGCAGCGGCAGGCAGTTCTCCATGATCTCGGCACAGGTCGAGTACACGTCCATATCGACGCGCGCCATCGCCTCTTGACCGATCTCGCCGCCACTAAACGAGACAAGCGGAACGTTCATCCCCGACATGTGGTTTTAGCCGTTCTCAGCCCAGCGCGACGTGCGCGATTGCGCCGCCTGCACGATGTTGCCGTGCGGCAAGCGCCTGTGCGGCTTTTGCGCCGCATCCCACGACTTCGCGTCGCGCCACGCCTTCTCTTTGTCCTTGCGAATCTCATCGCGGTCGCGGCGCGGCTTGGAGATGCCGGGCGATACGAGCCACGCCAGTTCAGATGACACCGCGAAGGCGAACGCCTCCGGCCACATGCCTTCTTGGTTCAGCAGTTGCTTGTGAAAATGCATGTAGAGCGGAGATGCGTCGCTCAAAATGCGGCCGTCCTGATCCTCGTAATCGTAATAGGCGCGCGCCTGTGGATCAGCCGTCAGGCTCAGCATCTTCACGCGCAACAGCCCCGCCGGCTTGGCGTAAGCATACTCGCGCGTGATCGGCGTGAACGTGTCGTCGACCGCTAGCGCTTGCGTCGTCGCGTTGAAGTCCCACGGATAGGCGCCCTCAAGGCGCACCACCGTCGTCTCATACAGCGCCGTTAGCTTCTTGACCCATGACGACGTATCGTTCGGCCCCGACATCATCGGCTCGCCCAGCATGGCGAGCGCGGCGTTAAGGACGGAAACGCGCGTCGCCATCGGTTAGGCCGCCGGCGCGGGAACGGAGACGGCGCCCGCGTTCTCGATCGCGGCCAGGCACTCATCATGCGTGGCGCAGTTCGATGCGATCAGAAGCTGCCCGCGATAGACGCGCCAAAGATCGCTGCCCGCCCACTCGAACCGGAAGCCCGGCGGAGGGGCGACGCTGAAATCGTGATGTTCGAGCAAGCGCACACGCACCTGCCGCAGATTCGGCAGGACGCCCACGACGCACAGACGCGCGCGCCACGTCATGCCTTCGTCTTCGACCTCGATCTCGTCCTTGATGCGCAGCGACACCGCGCCCGCGACGAAGTTCACGAAATAACCGGACGAAGTCGCGTCCTCGATCGTGTGGCCGTTGGGCGCGAGCGCGGCCCAGAACGCGCGCGTGTGGCCTTCGCGCTCGATGTTCATGTTCTTTGACGGCATGACCGGCGTCGTCTCAGCGGGCTTCTCAATGGCCTTCGGGGGCATGGGTGCTCCAAACAAAACGGGCGAGGCATGCAGCCTCGCCCGTTAGCGCTGAACCGGCGCGGAACGCCGGAGCTTTAGTCGGTGTTGGTCATCGTCTGCGCCAGCGCGTCGGTCAGTTCCGCCGCGTTGGTGTCGAGGCCGAAAACCAAGTGCCAGCCCGTTGTCGAGATCACTGGCGCGGCGTCATCAGCCGTTTGCATGCCCGTGGCGCGAGTCGGCAGCGACGTCCATGTGCGACGGATGATCAGGTCGCCCTTATTCATGCCGCGCTGCTTGGCGTCGGAAATGTAGCCAGCCGTGTCGACGGCCGCCGCCGCGTCAGTCGTGTCGTAAATCCACAGCTTGAAGCTATAGACGCCCGGCACTTCAAGCGCGACGCGCAGGGTTCCAGAAGTGTAAGCCATCTTGATAGTGTCCTAGAAAGGTTGATCCAGGAAGCGGCGCCGGCAACGTAACCGGCGCGCGCCGCCGGTTACGCGAAGGCCGCCTCGTCGTTGTGCAGGTATTGCTCGACGCCGCGCTGCAAGCACATCTTCGCGCAGTGCGTGACTTCGAACCGCACGCCCGAATAAGCGTCTTCGGTGTTGTCGAAGAGGATCGGCGCCGGTTCGCCGTCGATCATGTGGGCGAGCGCCGACTTGTGGAGGACGTACATTTTCGCGGACGCCGTGCCGACGCCCGTGAGCTGGTTGCACACCATCCAATTGACGCCCATCCAGCGACGCACTTCGTAGCCAGTGCCGGCGCCGGGCGGACCCTTCGAGACGATGCCCGTGTCGTTGACGTAGTCAGACGACTTGAAGTCCGTGATGCGGCACATCTGAAGCCACGCGTTCGGCGTGATCAGACCCCACACATCGCCATCGCCGACCGGCACGTTGCGGCCCATCAGATTCTTGAGAATCTTCGAGACCTCAGCGAGCGAGGAAAGCGCCGCCGCCGAACCGGAAACTTGGTTCGTCGCCGTGTCGAGCTGGTCGATGATGACCTGGTTGATCTTGCGGTTGATCGCGTTGCGACCGCGCACGTTCATGGCCGTCCGAACGTTCGGATTGCCGCGAAACACGTCGAAATTGTCGATCTTGTACTTGGCGTGATCCTGGTCGAGCGTCGCCGTCACTTGGCTCAGGCCGAGTTGCAGCGTCGGGATTTTGCCGTCGCGGCCCTTCTTGACCGCCTCTTCGCCCGGATCGACCACGTCGAACTTGCACTGGTCGCCGTTGATAATGCCATCAGAACGCACGCAGCGAAGCAGCTGCGCCATGCTGATTTCGTAGTCCATTTTGAACTCATCCGCGTACTTGGTGCGGAAGGTTGCGTCGATTGTATTCACGCCACCCATGGCGCGTCTCCATCAGCTAAGATGAAGGCGATGCCGGTGCTGGCTCCGGGTTAGCCGCTTGCGCGGGGCCGAGCCTTCCCTTCGTCAAACGCGGGGCTGCTTACGCAGGTTGGCCGCGGAGCCTGGCGCGCATCGATCGCCGTGAGGGATGCGCGCGCGGCTCTAAGTTCAATGCCTACGCGGCGCGCTGCCTGGCGCGGTCGCGTATGGCGTTGATCGTGTCGATACGCGCCTGCACTTCGGGCGACGCGTACTTTCTCGGATCGGTTTGTTTGAGCTTCATCAGGTTGGCGTGCTCAGCTTCGATGTCGGCGGCCTTGCCGCCGGTCGATGCTTCCATGAAATGCACGTCTTCCGCGTTCGAGCGGCCGACCATCGCCATCGCCTCAACGAACGGCAAATAGTCGCCAAGGAACGAGCCGTCTTCGAGGCGCCGTTCCGCAAGCTCTTTCATGCCGTCTTCGCCGAACGCGAACTTGAGCCCGGCGCGATACCAATTCAGGTTCGCTTCTTTTTCCGTGCCCCACTTCGTCGTGAGCGCCGCATCCGTTTCGCTCGCCACAGCATCGGCGCGCTCAGAGAGCGCCGCTTCAGCAGCGTGCGCGCTCTCGAAATAGATCGACTGCAACGTCTTCGCGATGTTGGCCGGGCGCGGGTCTTTCGCGATTTCGGCATGCAGGCGCGTCATTTGCTGCGACAAGAACGCCTTGTCGGTGTCGCTCGGCGTGTAGCCCTGCGGCGGATCGACTTTGACCGCTTCGATGAAAGCTTCCGGCGTTTCCGGCAGGCCAAGCGCCGCCGCGAATTGTTTCGTCTGCTCTTCCGTTGCGCCTTCCGGCAGCGCGATCACGCCCCTGGAGCGGATCAGCGCCTGCGCTTCTTTGTAAGATTTGAAGAGCGACATCGGGTCGGTGTGACGCTCAAGCAGCTTGAGATCGTCGGCGTTGTCGCCCGCCATTTGCGTGCGCCATTCGGCGACGGCAGGCGCTGCGGGGTCGACGACAGGATCGGCAGCGGGTTGCGCCGGATCGGCGACAACGGGCTTTGCGGAGTCGGCGACAGGCGAACCGCCGGCCGGGTCTTCACCGTCCGGGCGCCGCGTGAATTGTTGTGCGAAATGGCCGCGAATATTCATGCGAGGCTATGTCGCTTAGGGCCACTGAATGCGCACGGAATGGCGCGCAGCGGCGTCAGCCGTCCTCGTCCGTCTTCACGCGCGCGGCCCCGAAACGCAGCACGTCCGCCTCTGCAATGGCCGCGACCGCGAGCCCAACGCCGCGCGCGCCGGAGCGAAACTCGCTGATGCGCGGATCGAGATCGAAAGCCGAGCGACCGGCGCCCGCCAGCTCGGTCAACACGTACATCATCGCGGCTTTCTGCTCGCCCTCGGACGCCTGCCCGCGTGCGAGACGAATGAGCGATTGGCGTTCATGATTAGAGGGCGCGCGGGCGCCCAGGATCGCCAGCAATGTCGCGGTCGGGTCGGCTTCCGCCTTCACGCGCGGCGTCCGTTTCGGTGTGGTCATACATCGCCTTGCAGTGTGTGCAGGCCAGCGCCATGCCGGCCGTCTTTAAGCCCAGCGCGCGGCGCGAGCGGGCAATCATGTGTCCGCTGGCGCAATGCGCGCATGGGTCACCATCGTTCACGCCGCCGCCCCCCGAAGTGCGGCCGTCACTGGATCTGACGCCGGCAGTTGTGGCGGCTTGCCGCCCGTCTCGGACGCTTGCATTTGCGCCGCCGTGTTGAGCGCGTCGGTCAGCGCTTGTTGCTGCACGCGTTCACCACGGATCGCCTCGACCTCTTCAGGATCGAGCAGATATTCCATCGGCCCGAGCCCTTCGAGCCCGGCGCGCGTCGCCTCATCCCAATCGTAATGGTCAGACGCGCCGCGGTTGAGCCCGCTGGCGACCTGCTCTTGCAGGAACAGCATTTGCTGGCGGATTTGCTCGGTGCGCAGCTTCCGGTACGCGATCGACAGCGGCGTCTCGAACTCGAACCGAATGTCGGCGCCGGCCAGGTCATCAGGTGGCTCCTCGAACGCGCCGTAGGGATTCGACGGGCCGTCGACGTCCATGGCGCGCTGGAACACGCCTTCCATCAGGAAGCCGTTCTCGGCTTCCATCGGCTCGAAGATCGGCGCGGCCGCGCGCAGATATTCCTCGATCCGCTCGTTGACTTCGGTGGCCGTCATGGCCTTGCCGTCAATCGGCGGCAGTCGCAGCAGGTTCTGGAAGAACGCGCGGCCAAGGAACATACGCCGCTCAGCGGTCCATTGCATGCCCCAATCGGGGCGGCCGACCTCAAGCGCGGACACCGGCGCCTTGCCGTTGGTTTGATCGAGCAGGTCGGCGCTGAAGAGCGTGATGCCGCCCGCCTTCACGCTGACCTCGTTCACGCCTTCGTCGGGCGCGAGCAGTGGAGGGTTCACCAGCTTCTCGATCGCGTCGATGATCGCGATCTGCGCGGCTTGCAGCATGCGCGCGTCGGCCATCGCGACGGCCGTGCAGGGCGAGCGGCCCCACGCCTCGCCGCTGACATTCATCCAGCGGCGCACGAGATATGGCCACGTCTTGAAGTAAGGCTGCGGTGCGTCCTTCGCCTTCAGCTCGTGCTTGGAGCCTGGATGCACGTACACCACGGCCCAATTGGCGCTGTTCGACGGAATGTGACGCCAGAAGCGCTCACGCGGAATGACGCAGCGATAAATCTTCGTCTTGGCGTGCTGATCTTTCTCATGCGCCTTCTTCATCTCATCGGAGAACGAATCGAGCCCGAACATATCGGCGAGCTGCGCGTAGCTCTTTTCTATGGATTCATACATCTCATCGACGACGCCGTTGTTGTTCTCGTACCAAGCGCAATCGCGCAGGTGCAGGCACTTAAACACAACGCCGGTGCGCTGCTTGGTTTTCGGATCGGTCAGATAGGTGTGCGTGACGACGGACGTGCCGAACGCGGCGTAATCGTTGTCACTCTGCGACATCGCCGTCGTGAAATTGGCGTGCGTCGCATAGACGATCTCGCGCATCGTCGCCGTGGCTTCTTCGAGCCAGCGCTTGACGCCATAGCCTTTGTTGAGACGCGACGGGAAAACCTTGGCCTTGAACCATGTCTGCCCACGCGGACGGATCATCGATCCGATCTGGTTCGCCAGATCGCGGCGGAGCAGCACCGCTTCGCCGTCGAACAAATGATCGTACTGCTCGCCACCAAGCACGCGCTGCATGATGAAGTCGGCGCGCTCAGGGTAGAACAATTCCGCAATCGCTTGGCACAGCATGCGGAAACCGGAGAAGCGGTCGAACGCGTCGTCGGCGCGCTTGATGATCTCTTGGCACGTGTACTCTTTCGGCGCGCCAGCCGAGCCCAGCTTATAAGTCGGAGCCGGCGCACCGGCAGCGGTTGCGCTCACGAACCATAGCCCATGATGCGGCTGGTGCGCGGCGCGCCAAGCGACTTGATCGTCGTGACCGCGCCGTCAGCGACTTGCCCGTTGAGAATCGTGGAAGATCGGCCGCGGCGTTTTTGTTCGAGCTTGGCTTGCGCCGCTTGCGCCGTGGCGACGGGGCGCTCGGCCTGCGGCGTGCCCGCGATTGGCTGCGGCGCAAGCGGCGGAGGCTCAGGCGCGGCGATCGGCTCCGGCGCGGGCGGCGCCTTCGGACGTTTCAGAAAACCCATGTCGTGCGCCTATCGAGAATATTTCGATCTTGCGCTCGCATAGCTTGTCTGAACCGTCACGGAAC